GTTTTGTTCTTCTGAATTTAATGTCATCGCCATTTAAATCACCTCTTTACATATCCTGCAATAAACCCTTGTATTGTCATATTAAACAAACCAAAAGGTTTATCAGAACTTATTTTAAATTGAATTTCTTTAAACTTTTTATTTTTAACTTTGTAAACACAATATCCTTTTGTATCTACAACCTCTTTTGTTTTCTTTTCTACTCCGTCAAGAATAGAAGTTATTTCTATTTCTTCGTTATCCATTTTCTTTAAACTTAATACTCCACCTTTTTTGCTTGTTGTCTTAGTATAAGAAGGAGCATCAAAATCATCCTTGCAAGTAGTCCAATAAGAATTAATATCTTCTCCGTTATCAGTATCTCCTTTTAATTGATATACTTGTCCGTAAGCATTACTAAAATATAACTTGCCTCTAAATTCAAATACATCATTTATAGGATATTTTGTAGTAGTTTCTTGTACTGTAACTTCTTTTACTGGTAGTTCCCAATAGAACCACTCATAACCTACATCAGTATTCTCCAAGAACTTTTGTCTTTTATCTGCTAAGTATACGTGTGAATCTATTAAACATAATAAATAACCTTTCCACTCAGCAAGTCTAACTTTATCATAATTTGTTTCGTTTACCATTTTTGAATCAACCATATTAGACCTATGTTGTAATACTTGTTCAGAATAAAGTGATGTAGAAGTAAATCCCTCTAAACCTAATTTAGAAAAGAATACTATATCATCATTAAAGTTTATTCCTGTACTTATACAACCTAAAGCAATATTACCTGGATTTGATGGATATATATCTGTTCCATTTTCAACGCTTCTTGTCATATAGTAAACACTAGCACTATTTTGATAAGTATCTTTGACTACCCATAAAGCGTTATTACCTGGAATAACTGCTTTAACTGGAGCTAAGTCTAAACCTATACTTACCCAAGCGTTTTCTCTTATATATCTAGGATCACTTGCTTCACAATAGAAAACTCCATTAGGATAATCAGGATTACCACTAAAGAATATTCTATTATCAAATTCTTTTACTATTCTACAATTTAGAATTCTATCTCTTAAACCAGATTCAGTTTTACTAAATTGTATTATTACTCTTGCACCAGACGTTGGAGCAGTAGAGAAAGTAACTATACCATCGTTTCTATTTACTGTAAGTCCACTACCTTCTTCAATTCTTACGTTATCTACAGTAGCAAATACTGCATAATTTGCATCTAATCCTTTATTTGCTAAAACATAATCAGTTGAAGTACCATCGCCTTCATATTGATTTTGTTGTACTCCTGTTAAACAATTTAAAGGTTGGAACATTTTATCTGTATCTAAACCTTCATCCAAATCAGTTTGACCTTGAGGAGTCATAACATAAGTTGTCATAGGTATTGTACCTACAACCGACGTCAAGTTAGTACCATCATATTCATAATAATTTACTCCATCCATAATGAATAAAATATCATCAAATACAAAGTAATTTGATTTCATTAATGCCATATTATTTGCTAACAATGTAGTTTGTACTGGTCTAGATGGGAAATTATTCCATTTATATAACTTATTTCCACTATGAACTAAAACGTGTGTAGTATTATTTAACCTATAAAAAAACAGACCAAATATTTCGCCATCGAATTCTCCGATTAACTCCATACCTGGTCTTGTTTGTATGCAGTCATCATCCAAATAATCTTTCCACATATTAATGGAATCTGGTGAACGATATCTTGATACAAGACCATTAGTGAAATCGACACCTCTAAAATTAGAGTATTGTCTAGTTAATAGTTTATTTGTTTGTGCCACCTTGCATCACCTCTATATTATATCTCCACCATATATAGTGATAATTCCTGCTGTTCTTCTAGTATCTAATTGTGCTTTTAGTTCATTATAAGTTCTTTCAAAATAAGTACCGTAAACAGAAATCATATCTAGTCTTAATAAATCTCTAGCAACACCATAAGGCATTACCTCTAATAAAGCATTGTCTAAATCGAATTTAAAGTTAGCATCATACTCATCCTTATTTTCGCCTTCTTCAAAATCGATCTTAGCCATCTTAGGATATTTATAATAGAATATTCTAACAGTACCTTGAAAATCATCATTAATTTCGATATTATCATCATCCAACATAGTAAAGTCTTTATTAGATATACCCTCGTTAGGAACTAATATAACTTTATTTAATTGATAAATATCGCTTATTTCATCACTTATTGTTATGATTCTACTAGAATTTTCTTTGATTTCTATTTCAGTATTAGCTGGAATTTTACGATATTTCATTAAATCCATTTGAATTGAATTAACAACTCCATTGATTTTATTTAAAACATCTTCATCCTCAGCCATACCTGTTAACTCAGGATAGTATTCTTCAATTAAAGAGAATACTTTAATTTTCATTTCTTTTAGAGTCATTGACATCCCTCCTATACTTTGGAATCTTTATAAACACTCTTCATTTCTTTGATTTCTTTTTCTAAATTTGTCAAATTTGTCATTTGATATTGTGATATAATGAACCCTTGTTCTTCATCCCATATTAGAATAGTCCCAGAAGGCATTTTAATAGTCATTTTAGACTCTTCTAGGATTTCAAAGGGATTTACCTCATTTGGTTCAATTTTCTTCTCTACGGTAGTTGTAAGTGTTAAATCTTCAAAGTGTTGTTTAACACTACCATCTTCAGTTTGTTCATCAAATTTTGTTTTGTTGTTTACAGTTATTCCATAAAATTGTTTTAAACTAGGTTTAACAGTAAAATATTCTAATTTTTTCATATTCTTCTCCTTCTAAGGTCGAGAGAGGTGGAATTGCACCACCCTTTCACACTAGATCACTCGATAAAAAAGAGGGGTTATCCCCTCTAATCTTATATAGTAGTCTTAATAACTGCTATTTCATCAGGTCTAACAACCTTAGCACCAAATCCATATAAAGATTTAATTGCTTGTGAGAAAGCAGCTTCAGGTTCAAACGCTTTAGTTTCTCTGATTTGTTCAACAAAAGCTATAGCGTGAGAAGTTCTTAAGATGTTGTATACAGTATCATCGTCAGCTAAAGAACCAGAAGATTTACCAGTTGGTAGTAAGTTTTCAATAGTAACTTTAGCGTTAGCATAAGTACCAACAACACCTTTCTTAGCTAATTCTACGTTGTTAGTTAATAATTCATTAACAGCAGGTCTAATGAATTTGAAGTATTTTGGAGAAACTTCTAACCAATAATCATCAGTTACCTTATTATTCTTAGAATATAAGATTTCGAAAGCATCTTCAATTCCTTCAATAGCGTTAGACTTAGTTGGAGTAAATTTGTTAACAGATGCGATAGAAGTATCTTCAACACCAGCTTTTACTAATGAAGCAACATATTTATCTCCTTCTTCTGATAATGCGATAGCTCCTTCTTTAGCTTCTGCTTCCATAGCTCCAGGAACTGTTTGATATTTGTAAACGTCATCCATTTCAATATCGAAATATTTGAATTGGTCGATTACTAATGCTTGTCTAGTTGCATCTACTGCATCTCTAGTTAAGTCAGTACCAGGAACATAAGTTCTTACAGTTGGTCTAACTGCATTTAAGATATATACAGTATCTGCATTTTTTGCATCTCTTTCATATTTGAAATCACAGTGATTTCTTAAACTTGTAATAGTTTGTAAAGCGTGTTCATACGCCTTATGCCAAATTTTTTGTGTAGCAACAGTTATTGCCATAATATCATCCTTCTTTCATTAATAATTTTTTGTTTGCGACAGTCTTATTTTCTCCCAATTCGCTTCTAATTCTTCGTCAGTCATTTTTTCGATTTCTTCATCAGTGAAGAATTCTTTTTCAGATTTAGAATTATTAGTTAAGTCGCCAGGAGTTTTAATTGGCTTTTCTTGTGTTCCAGTATACATTTCATATACTTTACTAACAGGAACGTTATCGTTAAATTGTTTTCTGTATTCTATAAAATCATTATCTTCTAGAATACTTGTGTCGATATTAAGACTTCTTAAAGCCTTTTTATCGTCTTCACTATGAATCGCATCTACGATTCTTTCAAACATAAGTTTACCTTTCTTATCTAGGTTAGGATAACCAATGGCTGCTAATTTATTAGCTTCTTCTACCATAGCGTTATAACCTTCAGAAATGATATCCTTACTATCTCTTTCAGCTTGGAATTCAATGTATTCACTATCCTCACTTACATATCTATCAGGTAGAGTAACACCTTCATTAGTATATAAGTTTCTAAGATTAGTATTAATCTCATCGATAGTTTCTCCGCCTAATTGAGATTTCAACACATTTTCTGTGTCTTTATATTTGTCTAGTTCTCGTTCTAACTTTCTCATTTTACGAGCAACTCTACGATCGGCAATTTCATTTACCTTTTGATTAAATTCTTCATCGGTATAGAATTTACCTTGAGGTTCTTCTTCCTTGATTTCTTCTCCACTATCTTGTGAAGTTTCTTCAACTGAAGTTTCTTCAACCTCTTCTTGAACATTTTCTTCTGAAGTTTGTTCTTCTTCGTTTTCAATCTCTTCTGAGATAAGTGTTGAGCTATTTAACTCTTCCATAGCTACATCCTTTCTATTTGTACGGGTTTGCTTCCCTCACATACATTTATTGTCTGCATCTCGACATATTTGGTGGTCTTTATAAGATTTCCCTTAATCAGACCATATAAAAAGCAGCAATTATGCTGCTAATGTAACATTGTTCGAAACATCACTTCGTGTTGTATCAGCACCGTGAGATGTTGATTGTGCTTCCTGTAATGCTTGAGCCATCATTGAACTTGCTTGGTCTTCTATCCCAGCAAATTGTTGAGCATTAGCCATTTGTTGGCCTGCTGCGTTCATCATTTGAGTAGCTTCAATATCCATTCGGTTCATTATAGCCTCAGCTTCTTTTCTTTGTTTAATTATTCTCTCTAACTTAGTCTTAGGCATTACTGAATCAGCATCTAGTGAATCAACGTATTCATCAAAATTAATAAATCCACCTTGCATTAAGTTTTCTAAAGATAACTCTTGAGCATATCTATCGTAAGCACCTCTTGGAGTTATATCTACTTTAACAAAAGCATCTAAATTCTTCATTGTTTGTTTATCTACTGTTGCTTCTTTAACTAACATTTGTCCAGTTAGAGGATCTTTTTCATTATAGAATACTATTAAATCTTTAGAATTCTTCTTCCAGTATTCAAACCATATTCTTGCAATATCTTCGATAAATTTCTTTAAAGCAATTACTTGGTCGTTTAAAGGTTGATTTTGTGCTTGTTGTACTGCTAAGATTGCCCTACCAGATGCACTAGAAGGATCTAGGTTACCAGTAGTTGCTTCAGATACGTTAGTTAAGTCTTTAGATAAATTAATTAACTCAGCTTGTACTTTTTCAGCATCAGTAGACATTTGAGCAGGATTTGTATTCATAAATACATCTGATGCTCTTAAACTACCAACATCTTTAAATCTAATAGTAGCACCAACTCTATCAACGTCATTTATATTAGAAATTGCATCTTCATTAACAACTTTTTGAGGATATGCAGTATTCTTAACTGTAATTAATCTTCTCATTATTGTCTTATTAATTTCTACTTGGTTAGGTTTTAGATATTCGACTTCTCCAACACCTCTTGCAGAACCAGCTCTTTCTTCCCAGTTTAATAAAGCGAAAGGATATTTTGTAACGCCCATTGGAACGTCTTCTTCTATTTCTAAGTATTTAACACCTTTAGAATAGTGAATTTCTCCTTTGCTATCTCTCCAGAATTTAGTTAGTAACCAAACTTTATTATCTAATTCTTCTTTTTGACCTGACATTGTTTCAGTGTCGTTATCGCCAACTATATATTTAACTTTATCTTCACTAATATATTGTTTAGCATATTCTTGAACATCTATAACGTTCTTTCTTTGTCTAACAATTATGTAAGGTTGAGATTGGATATCAGGTTTATTTTCATCACCAAAAAAGATATCAGTATTCTTGATATCTAAACATATTGGTCTTTTATCTTTATAATCAACATAACATATTGCTTGACCTACTATTGCAGCAGTCTTTGCCCAAGATTTAATCTTATAATCTAATTGGTCAAAGTCCCATATTTTACTTGCATATTTATTTAAACTCTTACAAACTTCTTGAGCGTTTTGTATAAAATCTTCATTATCTCCGTTTTCTGGAGAATAATTAATTGCAAATAAGTTTTCAGTAACAGTAGAAACTTTTTGTTTTACTATTTGTTGAATTATATTTAAACATACAGGTTCAACAGATTTAGAAAGTTTTAACCCGTTCCATTGATCTCCTATATAGAATCTATTAAATATATCAGTATTGCCAAATAAATTAATCATTTGACAATAATTAATCGACTTTTCATATAATTCCCAAGTTTTAGTCTTTTCTAATTCTTCTAACTCCATATTACACCTCCTCAGGAACATCTTTTTGACCTATTCCACTACCATCATAATTATCTATATTTTCCAACATAGTAATAGTAGCTTCATCCATCTTGAATCCCTCATTATTCTTCTTAGGTTTTTTAGTAATTGTTTTTATAGGGTTTATTTTAGGTTCTTCCTTTTTAGAATATCTACCCAAAATAAAAGCGATGCACATAAAACATCCCATTATTATTAAATCCATATTACTCACCTTTTTTCTTAGTAGTTCTTTTTTTCTTTGGTTTTTCTTCTTTTACTTCCTTAACAGGTTCAACAGGTTCTTGTTGAACTCCGTAATATCTTTCTCTAAATACTTTCTTTTTCATCGGCTTAACTCCTCCCATACGTGTCTACCACTTAAAAGTAAATCTAAGTATTCTTTTACACGTTTTTCTTTTTCTTTGATACAACAATCTTTTGTTAGTATCAGATCATAAACATCTGCAAGTTGTCTCCACTCAGAAGACTTTCTTTTCTCACTAGGTTTAGTAGAACAAGAATCAGCGTTTTGTCTATTCCATACTACGAAATATACATCGCTTAAACTTGCAACTGTTTCTATACAATCACATTGAGCAATATGTTGAGCTACATCTTCCATAAGAGTATTCTCAGGAAAATGTACCATCAATTCACTCTTAATTGCTTTAGTCCAACACGCGACATTATTATCGTGGACTAATTTCTCTACATCATTTCTATAACTTAAATCTATCTTATGGCGAGTGCCATCATCATAGATATAATTCAAATTAACACAGTCTGGATAATTTGTTTGCTTAATTAATGTAGATAATATTTCAAAACATCTTTCATTTTCAAAAATATCGTCATTGTCAATAAAAAGTGTATAGGAACTGTCTATAGGATAGTCAATTCCTACGTTTCTTGAACCACCATTATATCGTTTTTCGATATTTTTTACTAAATGAATACGTTTATCATCATAACTTTCGATAATTTTAACTGAATTATCTGTACTCATATCATCAACAATCACAATGGCGAAATCGCCAAATGTTTGATTTAAGATAGAGTCTAAACATTTTTTAATATATTTCTCGCTATTATAATTTGGAATTATAACTTTAAAAAAACTCATTTTAACAACTCCTCGTATTCTTTACTACTATCTTTTAATTTATAATTAACTTTAGGTATTTTTAATAATTCTTTAACATCTGGTCCGTTCATTTCCCAGTCATAAAAGAAAGCCATACTTTCATCTATACCTATTTCTCTAAATACTGGTATATCACTTACTATTACTGGAATACCTAGTTTTAAGCACTCATTAGTAAAATTATTATATGCTTCAACTCTTGTGAACTGAACGCCATAATCACACATTTTCATATATGCAGTAAAATCATATCTACATTTCATAAATTTCATATCTTGATGATGTTCTTCTGGTTCTTCATCACTAAATATTAGCCATAAAAATTGAATACCAGCTTTTTCTAACATATCAGCAAATTTAAGCATTTGTTCGCTACCTTTATCTTTACTCCACCTACAAGCAGATATTAGTTTAAGAAAAGGTTTAGGTTCATCAGGTTCGATCGGATTCCATAATACTTCCATATCGTAAGGCATTTTTAATTTGCAACTATCTAAACAAGTTTGTGATACTGCATATACCTTATCTAATGGAAGATTTAAAAATTCTTCATTATTTTTAGCCTCTCCATAACAAACGTGATTTACTAATGCTCTAAATTCAGCCCCTCTATAAATATTATCGTCTCTAATATAAATAGGTGCTACATATATAACTTTCCTACAATTGAAAGGTTGACCGTTATATAATACACAGTCAGCAACTGTTTTAAATCTTTCTAATTGGTCAGAATCACAATTTTTAAATACTATAGTTATTTGACCTTTATTATATTTTTTACAAGTATAATAAACCCAACTTTCAATTCCACCCAAACGATAGAAGAAATCTCCGTATATAACTACATCTAAATCTAAAACTTCTTCGTGTAGTTCGTGATACATTCTCTTTTTCATACTACCTCCAGTTTTTCACCATAATCTTTATAAGTAGGTTGAGGAGTAAAACCAAAGAAAGTATTTTCTATAGTAGGTTTATCACTCTTTCTAGTTCTACTTACACAGAAATATCTCAACGCATCACATACGTGAGTTATATCGTGAGGTTCAGTAGAAGCATCATTAGGATCTTTATCATCGTGTTGTAGAAGAGGTAGACAATGGATTAAATTCTTGCAATTAGAGAATATATGAAGTTTTGACTTTTCAATAGGTTCACCAGTTTGTTCGTGGCGAGTTTTGAAAACCTTCAATAATTCTTTAACAGCAAGCCATCCACTTACCCTTGAGTTAGATGCTTTAGTAAACACTAACCCGTTATTTCTAAATATTTCTGCTGTACTCTTACCAGTATCTCTATTTCTACCCCATAAATCAGGTGGGGCGAAGATATTCTTATAATCTCTTCTTCTCATTTGAGATTTAAGAGTATTAGCAGCTTCGGAAACGATTAAGTTATCTTTATAAATCTCTTGATATACATATACATCTCCTTCTGGATCTACCGCAAAGAAAAGTACAGCAAACATATCCATACCATAGTCTAATGCTATATAACGATTCCAAGAGTTTGGAATTTCAAAAGGTTCTTCTACGTGGATATCTCTTCTAAACTCAGGAAAGAATTGCCCATCATATACATCCCAATCGCCATATAACATAGCTTTCTTTCTATCCTCTGGTAGATTCTCTAAAATCTTAACATATCCTGGATCGTGTTCCATAAGGAATTTATTCTCATAAACATTAGATGGAATAAAACAATAATCATCAGGATTTTCTGTTCCTCTATAATCTCTATCTATAAATAAACGTTTTACCCAAGCGTGTCCTACACCACCTGGATTACAAGTAAAATACATACGAGGTTTAAATTCTTTCTCACAGCATCCACTTAAACGATTTGATTCAGTTAATGCTTGAAATTGAAATTCAGTAAAAAGCGTTGCTTCTTCCATTGTAATAACCTCATACGCTTGACCTTGATATTGTAAAACGTCATTTTCTTTATCACAATAACCCAAGACTATTCTTGAGCCATTAGGAAATTTAAATTCTTTAGTTGATTCTTTATACTCTGCTATCTTACCATCTTTACTTTGACATCTTAATAAAGATTGTAATTGGTTTATATGGTTTTCTCGCAACTCAGGAAGAGTTCTTCTTAAAAGAAGAATTTGTATACCTGGATAATAAAGAGCTAGTAGAACCATCTTAATTCTTGATATATAAGATTTTCCACCACCTCTTGCACCGCCATAGCAAGTATAACGTGCCATAGACTTACAAAACTCTATTTGTTTAGGATATAATTCGCCTAAATCTAGTTCCATTATTTACTTAAATCCTCTATATCCCCAGCCATTTTAATTACTATAGCTGAATTAGATGTAGATTCGCCTTTCATTAATGCACCCTTATCATATAAAATTCCATAAGTCATCGCTACATCCTTAACACTTTTACAAGCATCAGGATCGTCTAACATTTCATTAACCTTATCCAAAGCCTTTGCAGTAGTCAAAGAATTATTAAGAATCATTTCTTGCTTATTTCTCATTAGAAAAGCGTTTAGGATTCTATCGAACTCTTCAGGATTCTTTTCAATAAACTCTTTTATTCTCCTTGTTACAGTTCTTCTAGATGTCCCGTTCTTCTCTGCTACCATTGTATAGCTACCTAATTCTACGTAATCACATACAAATCTATATGAGTCTTTAGCAGTAACGTTCTTATTTCCTTGATGTCTGCCCTTTGGTAGTCCAGTTATATCTACTGGTCTTGTTCCCATAAGCATCCTTCCTAACAGTGCTTGGAGGAGAGGTATTCACCTCCTTAGTTTATTAGCACCCTAGAATAGATATAATGTAGCTACTATAAGGAACGTGTCCTTTATACCACATATCAGGTATTATATCTACTCTAGGCTACCAATAAGTAGCCTACTAGAAAGGGGTTCAGGAAAAGATTTTCCCATCTATGAATAAAAAAACTCTTAGTGTACTAGCCTTATTCAAAGGAGTAATTATACCTATTAAGGCTCTTCTGGTATATTCAGAAGCATCAGATACACTTTGGTTGCGACTGTAAGAGTTGAACTTACTTCTCTAGTCTAATGGGTATCACTAGCGAGATTACCGATTCTCTAAGTCGCCATTTGTGATTTAAAAATTTTTTTCTGGCCTCTTTGTTTTTTTAAAATTTTTTTCGATATAGAAAAAAAGAACAACTAGGTTGCTCTTTCGTAAGGTTTCATTTGTATTGATATATATAGTAGGGCTATCTCCTGTCCACCGTACCTAATAATTAAGGTATAGTGCCCCTCTATATTGATATATATAAGTAATATATACTATAGTATGTACTATATATAGGACAAGTTAACATAATGTATGTTATAGGAACTAGTACATATGTTCGCTTATTCGTTTACTTGTTTGCATCTGGTTACGTGATCTTTTTATTTTGTTTTTTATTCTCTTTTTATTGTGTGTATAATTCCTACTAAAAAAGTATGATATAAAAAACAGTAAAAAGAAAATGATCTGAATCAATAAGTTATTATCTATCTATTGTATATAAGTATATTTATTATTGTCTTATAGTGTATTTAAACAATATCTTATTTACTCCACTTTTAGCCATCGCCCGTTTTTGTACATCTGCACTTGTTAAGATGCTATTCTTCTATATATATTATAGCATAAAAAATACGTGACAAAGTGAGACAATTATTATATATCTTTTATAAGTGTAAAGAAATATATTTTTTATACTTGACTTAATAACAAGTATTTGATATAATGTAATTGTCAATGAAAGAAAGCGGCTTGCTTTTATACATTGATTAATTAATACTTGACTTATTATTAAGTATTTGATATAATGTAATTGCAACAAAGAAAAAGATCTATTTATTATAGGTTGTATTAATTCATTAATACATTTGTATATAAGCTATAAAATATATACTTGTTGGAAAGATAAAAAAATACGTACTGTACGCAACAAAGGCCGAACAATAGCGAAGATAAAATAGTAAAGATTCAGATCATAAAGTTGCTATTAATTAATATTTACTTATTATTAAGTTATTATTAGTTATTGTTCATTGAAAATTATTATAAACGGTTAACAAGTGTTATATTGTCGACAAGTTGGAAATTGCTAGGACAAGAAAACGTATAAAGAAGATCATAGGCTAAACAAAGATATTGTTCTTTATATAGGAAGATGTTGTTAATTCGGGCGTGTTAAACGCTGGCCTAAGAATATTATAGATTGTTTAGTAATTAAAAAAGGAGTGATCTGAAAATGAAAAGAAATTATACTGAATATATTATAATTATAGATTTTATATTAATAATACTACTGTTTTTTAGTGGTATTAATTTATTAATAGATAGTAAAGCAAAAACAAACGAACCAAAAAAAGAATTTTTTCAATGTATGATTGATAATAAAAATGATTTTTCAAAATGTAAAAAATATATTAATTAAGGAGTGATAAATATGGAAGAAAAATTATATAACATATATTACGGAAAAGGAAAAGAAGATTATATTAAAAGATATTTAAAAAATGAAGATATCATTGATGGTAGACTTTCAGAGGCTAAAGCTTTTGATCTATTCTATTCAGATATGATTATGTGCAACAATTATTTTAATAATAACGATTTTACAAGTATAGACGAATTAATAAGTGGATACAATGAAGAAGAAGACTACTACACAGACGAGTTTCAATTTTTTATAATTGATCCGGAGTTTGACGAAGAAACAACAATTAAAGCTACTGAATTAATGGGAAATACACTTTATTATGATAATGACAATGACTTATACATAACAGGTATAACTGATCTAGGAACATCAAGAAGAATAGTTCCTACTGATTTAAAAGTTGAAGAGGCTTAAAAATGATAAGAACATATAAAACAAAATACAGCAAATATATGGTATATGTAAGCTTTAATACTTTATTATTTTTAGATTGCTATTCTGAGTTATTACAAATTATAAATAAATATAAAAATATAGATAAAATTGTTAATATATAAGGAGTTGATATTATGAAGAAAAAATATTTTAAAAATATGGATGTAAACGAACAATTAGATATAATTATAAATAATAATACATTAATGAATAATTTTGAAGAATTATTTTATAGCAATTTAATGGAACAACAAAGAGAAGAAACTGAATTGATGCTTGGCTTATATACACCAGGAGTTGATATAAGAGATCATTACTCTAGCTTTTTTCTAGCACTTTCAGACTGGGAAAAGTTTTTTAATAATGTAAATAAAGATTATTTATCTGAAGATGGTATTATTTTATATAATGAAATAAGCAAATTATATGAAGAATATCAAAATACTGAATTATTTGATAATAGATATAATGAATTGTATGAAATAATAGAAAACAAATGTAAAGAATTATTATCTATTTGTGAAAAACAATTACATAGCTATGAACATTATTCAGAAGAAGATGTAAAAGAAGAATTAAGATATCATATTGAAATTGGAGACTATGAAGAAATGTATATTTTAGATAACGATAAAACTGTAGTATATGAAGATATTACTAAAATATATAAGTAAAGAAAGGAATAGATAAAATGATAAAAGAATATAAAAATAACGTTGAAAAAATGAACGAAGAAGAATTAATAGAATTTTTTAGTTACTATTGTTCAGATAGTGAGTGGTTCGTAAGAGACAATTTGAATCAATTTAAAGAAATGGATCATATATTAAAAACTCTTTTCAAAAATATTAAAGAAATGGGAAAAGAATATGATATATATCTAAACGAAACAAGCATACATTTAACAAATAAAAAAACAAAAACAGACTATACAATAAGAATTGAATTTTAAGGAGGTAAGAATATGAAATTAGAATTAAAACAAGCAATTTTAAATTGGTTAATCAATAATTATAACGAATTTAATAGATTAAATAATTGTAAAACATATTTTAAAAAATTTATATATGATTCAGAAGGTAATTACCTAAAATACGGAATTGGTCGAGAAGTCGCCGAATTTATTGAAAAAGCAGATAAATTATTATATGGAGGTGTTGAAAATGAATAAAGAAGAATTACAAATATTAGAAAAATTCTTTTTAGCTAGAGAAAAAGTAAGAACAATTGGAAATTCAGACTATTCTCCAATTATTTATTTAATTAACGAAAACGAAAAGATTGTTAAAGATCTAGATAAAAACGCAATATGTTTTTTAGATAATATAATTTGTAGATATAATTTAGGAAATTATAATACTTTATATGAAACAATTGTAAAAATATTACAAACACTTAATAGATTAGATAAAAAAATGTCAAGATATGATATTACAATGGATGTATTTTTATATGAATATGACAAGGAGGTAAAATAATGAAAATGGAATATGGTTTAACTGTTGATTCAGATCAATCAATAATTTATAGAACCGCTTATGCTACTTATTCTTTATTAGAGGGAGTAACGAACAACGGTTTAAATAGTGATATATTATTTATATATAGAGAACCTATTTTTGTAGGTAACGATGTAATACTAGGTGAAGTTGTTAATTTTATTTACGGTGGTTTTTCAAGAGAAAACTTAAAAGAAGTAAAAAATATTATAGAAAAATACGAAAAGGAGAAATTAATATGATAGGATCAATAGATTATATGGAAGAACATATTAAAGAAATTATGGAAGAAAAACAAGAAGAACAAAATATAAATTATGATATATCTGAATTAGATATTGAAGATATAGCTGACAGAGTTTTTGATAGCGAAGTTGTATGGGAAACAATAAACGATGTTATTGAATATGAATTAAGTAAATATGAAAAGGAGAAAAAATAATGGGAAATGACAAACATATAATTGAAGAATTTGGAGAAATTTTAGGAAATAAAGATGCTTTTTGGGAATTAGAAAATTGCATAAGTGATTATGATATATTAAGATTAACAGCAGAGTTTTTATTCTTTTCTAAAGAACGTTTATCTTCAGATCTAGATAATAGAGAAATTTATAAAGAATATACTAAATTAGAAATAATTTACGATTTATTAAAAGATATTATTGAAAATTATGTATAAATTACTTGTAATTAAGTAAATTATGACTTAAAATTAAGTAAAGGAGGCCTATATGAACGAAAAAGAAAGATTATCAGAAGAAGCTATTGCTAATAAAAGAAGATATGATAAAGAATATCTGAAAGAAAATTATAAACAATTTAGCGTAAGTTTACCAAAAGAAGAACTATTAGATATCAAAAAAACTATTAAGCAAAACAGTTTAACGAATTCAGAATTTTTAAGATTGTGTATTAAATTATTAAAAGATGGCAAAATAAAAAAAGAGGACTAATTCCTCTTTTTTAAATACCTATAATATTTTTTTCGTGATCCGCCTTCTGAATAGTGAAGATATTCGTCTATCTCTCTCCATTTCCAATCAAGTTCATTTTTTAAGAACTCAATCATAAGCAGATCATTATATTTTCCTAGTCTTTTAACCTCTTCATTATAATACTTAACCCAAACCAATAGATTATCTCTTAAATCTTGTATTTCTTTATCAAGTTCTTCGTCCTTTATCATATAAAGTGCAAATTGATCTACTATATTTCTACTTGTATCTACCATTACACTTTTTAATAATGGACTACCAGGTTGAGTTTTTTCAAAATTAATCTCTTTTTTTTCTAAAAGAAAGTTAAGCCTATTATATAATTCTAATACTTTATTACGTATTTCTCTTATATCAGGTATCATTATCCTAATTCACCTCTTTCGTGTCTAATAATGGCTTAATTTCGATTTCTACGCACTCTTTTGTGTCTTGTTCATAGATGTGAGTAATCTTTTGTATATATTTAACGTTGTCGTCTTCAATCTTATTAGCTCGAACTAAACCATCTATAATATTCTTAGGCAATTTACCATCTAGATCAGATGTTTTATTTTTTATGTGCCAAGTAAATATTAATTCAATAGGATATTTATCTATTTTAGGTATCTTACTGAATTCATATTTAGCAAGTTCAGTTTCTTTTTGTTTAACTTTGTTTGCATAAAAATAATTAGTTCTGCATCTATTAATATATGTATTTATGTTTTCAAATTTATAATCAATTAGTATTTTCATTTATTGTATGAATTCCGTTCTCTTCACACTCACGTATAATACCATCCATAAATCTACCAAATTGAATTGTTGTCATTTTTCTTGATGGTATATATACTTTATAGTATGTGTATTCCTTACCGTTTTGACCGACTCTTGTATCTAAAGTATCGTAATAATCAAAATACTTTGATGGATCAATCTCTTTTAACATAAATACTATATCGTAGTCTGAGTATTCTTTAATCATTTTTTCGTGTAGTTCTTCATTACCAAGATTTAGTTTTTTAGCAAGCTGCTTTTGTAATACCCAACTCATATCATTTTGAGATAGTTTTCTCTTTTTAGTTATTTTAGATAGTTCAACGTTAATACTATCTTTTGATGCAAGTTCGTTCATTTCGTCTTCGTCAAATGTATCAGCGTTGACTATCTCTAATGTTATTCTTGGTTTTTTGCTTATGTAATCAATAGATAAATCTATTAACTTACAAATAGTTTTCATATAATCTCCCTATTATTATGTTGTCTACTTTATACTTAGATGTTGTTCTAAAATACTTTTGAAATTGTTTTAAATGTTTCACTTTAACAGGAGGATATATATATACTGTTTTATTATATCCCCAATACCAGACCTCATAAGGAAGAGTTTTTAATATTCTTATCGGTTCTTCTTTCATTATTCCATCTCCTTAAAAATGTAATATAAGCAGTCGACTACTATCGAGTCGCCGGCTAAATGATATAAGCTAGCGTTACTTTGATTTTTACTCATATTATCTATATCATTTTCAGATACTCCCATTAAACGTAGGCACTCTCTTGGAGTAAGTTTGCGAATACGCAAGTCTTTTTTTACACTAGGTTTATCTATAGTATTTAAGCTAATGCTTTCATTATGAGTTCTTGGTCCGTGTCCGTAACCATTAGGATAAGTTGTAGTTGCCATTTGACCTTCTTCAAATTTATCTACTATATCTGAATCAATGTATCTTTTAATATTACCATCTTCAGTAAATAGTTTTTTTTCGGTTTCAGAGTAAGCATCTTTAACGCATACTCCAAAAGTATCTCCTCTAGTAGTAAGTGTTATCATTGTTCCATTATTTTTTTCAACACACTTTTTATTACCGCTCATTATTTGATTTGTAAAGCTATGCTTAATAACATCTCCTTCTTCAACAAGACCGTTTTCTATAAGATCATTACATAATTCTCTTTTCATAGTTTCTACAACTACACCATTGTTTTCCCCACCTTTAGTTGATAATGTTTGTGTTTTACCTTTTTGTACAGTTCCACGATGGTATTGCATCCTACTTGATATATCAATCCCATCTCCATCAGTTGCCTCTAAATATCCTTGTTTAGTATCGTTTTTTACTAAGATCATACCGGCAGCATAAGCACCAGAACGTGTTGTAAGTGTTGGACTAATATTCTTAGAATCAGTCTTTTCCATATTTTCTAAAGGTTTTTCATAAGCGTTCCAATGTTGTATATCATTTATTTGTTTATCGCTCAAATAGAAACTTTCGTCTACATTATCTTCTAATAAATCTTTTAGTTTTAAAGTTAATGGAAATGGTTTAGGAAATTCATAAGAATAGTTCCCTAATACACTTACCATAAATGTTCTTTTTCTTGTTTGAGGTATACCATAATCAGTAGCTATTAAATCTTGCCAATAATTTTTATATCCTAATTCTTCTAAACTATTCAACCATTTTTGCCAGTCTGATAAATTCTTCTTGCCGTGAACTTGAGGAACGTTCTCCATAAGTAGACAATCAGGGAGCTGACCTAGTTCTTTACACTCTTTTAATATCCTTTCAACTTCCCATAGCATACCAGATCGAGTAGATGTATCACTCATACCAGCACCTTTTCCAGCAAGAGATAAATCTTGACAAGGGAACGAGTAAGTAAGTAAGTAAGTGTAGTTCTCTTTATCATTTATTTCTAAATCAGAACCTTTTACTTGTTGAATATTTACTAAATTGTGAGTAGCTTGTATGTTGTTATATATAGTTCTTGCTTGTTCTTCTTTTAACCTATTGATCTGTGATTCACTCATAGGTTCGTTATAATTACTAGAAATACCTTTTTGAAACAGGTATTTTTTTATTTCTTCAATAGTTAATTTTTTCGAATAGTCAGTATTGTCATTAGTACAATGAACATCTTTATATGCTTGAATTGATTTAATAGCCCACTCACATAATTTATGATGTTCTACATCGATTCCTAGTCTCTTCATTGCCATATACTGTGATCCGTATCCACCAAAAAGTTCGATTAATTTTACTTTTTTTGTTATTTTAAATGGTTTTAAGTTATAGTCAAATAAGCTATTTTGTCCCATTTTCTTCACCTTCTATTTTAATTACTTCTTTCATAATTTCATACTTTATTTTAACTTCTAAATAAAACTTTTTTAAATCGTCTATTGTTGGTTCACCAAAAATCAATATTTCTTTAGTTAACTCTAATATTTTATTAATATATTCTTCTCTAGTCATTATCTTTACCAACCTTATCTATAACTTCGTTTATAAAATCGTTTATACTTGCTACAAACTCACATATAGTTTCTTCATTATTAAAATCTACATAATAATAACCATATTCCCATATAAAACAATGTGTTAACTCGTGTTTTAGTGTTTTAATTTGTTCATCATAACACAAATCTTCATTTATATAAATTGCATTGAATTGTCGTAATGTTAATCCAAAACAATCTGTTGCTTCTTCATCTATACATTTATATATTTCTAGCATTTCTAATTTAGGTCTTAACTTTATTTCCCATTTGTGATTATTGATTATAAAATTAGTTTCTTTCATTATTACCTCCACTATATACACAGAAATCTCCAGTTCTTCCATTATTGTCAATATATGTGCCACCTTGATATTCACATATTTGTCTATATGTAGGTACAGGTTTTATCTTATTAATCCAAATTAATCCAGCAACACATAAGAACAATAATAGTAAAGCTAAATAAAATTTTTTGTTATGTTTAAATGAATAATCTAATGAATCAAATGATAAATAAAGAAAATAAATAAAAATATAAAATGCAATAATAAACAATAACAAAATTAAACCTTCTCTAATAATTTCAATCATTTTTATCCTCCAATTCACACTCCATTATCTTTACCTCTTAATATTTTTAATAGTTCAATACCATTTACATCATAAATATCATATAGTTTTAAATCTTCTTCATTTATACCTATATATTCTATTGCTTTATCTATTCTATCTTGTAAATCAATAATATATAATCTATCTGCTGTGTTTTTTTGTTTACCATATATATTTTCTTGTTCTAAATCATTAATATAATTTAATACAACTACTAATTTATCTATTTCCCACTCATCTACTTTTGTCTTTTCCATTACATTAATTATGTTTTCTAGTATTTCCTTTGGACTTGTGTTTTCCATTATTCTTCTCCTTTATATCATTTACTATGATTATTGTTAGCATTGTTAGGAATACTAGTATTGTTAATATAGAAGCTAGTGTAATTCCATATGCTATTATTAATAATATATTATTTATCATTATTTTCACCATTTAACCTATCTATTATTTCACTTAAATCTTCACTACTACCGAAAATACACTTTCTAAAATATTCATCTCTTAAATGTTTTGTATATTCTATTGCCTTATCTATTCTTTGTTGTAAATCTTCCATTTTGTCTTTTAAATCTTTAACATAACCTGATGTATATAATATTTTTTCTTGGTCAGGTATTGTTGCCATACCATTTATTTCTTCTTTATTCATTATCTTCTTATCTATAAAAATAGCATCTATGCCTCCACCTTCACTTTTAATAATGATGTCAAACTCTAATTCTTTATGCCCCATTATCTTCACCTCTTAATTCATTGCACATCTCTTATTTCTTTCTATTTTTTATATCATTTATAATATCAATAATTGCACTTGCAATTATAAATATAGTTCCAAATATTAATATAAAACCTATAACAATTAATGCACCAAAACCTAATGCTTCTTTATCTAAAAATATCATATTAATACCACCTTTTATTCTTAAAATGGTTCCAAGCAGCACAAGGGTTTTTATATCTATAATTTATATACTTAATTCCCCAACGTATTTGTGCTTTCCAGTCATTAGTACCTTCACTTTGTATTATTTTCTTGCAAGGATACGCTTGAGGTATTCCACAAGCACCACTTGATTTGTTTACTGAATTTGGATTCCAACCACTTTCGTGTGTCCATAAATAATCTAAACAATTAAGTTGCGTATCATTTAAATTTCCATAACTCTTAGCATAAGCAAGATATTCAGCTTTACTACCAGTTGCAGTTTTTGCTTTCATAGTAGTTCTTCTTGTAGTATTCTTAGTTGTCTTTTTTGTTGTTTTCTTAGTTGTTGTAGTTGTTGTAGTCGTACTCAGTGGTACGGTTTCTTCACTTGTTGTAGTTTCTTCTTCTATGATGTTTTCTTTTTTTTCAAATCTACTACTTATTGCTAGTAGACTTATTAATAATATTGTCGGTATTAATATCATTATTATTTGTTTTTTCATTAATTTTCTCCTTAGCTTTTCTTAATTGATATAGAAAATATGTTTTACTGTTGTTTATCATTTTCCTTCCACAGCTCCTACAAATTGCTGTATGAACAAAGACAGGTATTGTTTGTCTGTGTCCACACGAACAAGTTGCTTTTATAGTTTCCATATCATCAGAATATTTTTCAATCTCTCTATTATTCATACTAGAACGGAAGATCATCATCAGTAAGAACAAATTCTTCGCTCTCTATTGATTTATTTTCTTCCCCTCCAAGTCTTTCATATTCCATAATCATTAAATAGTCATATTTATTACCATTTAATTCGAAGAAACTTTGAAATGCTTTATCTATTCTTATTTCGCAAGTATCATTAGGTTCTTTGTCTTTCATAAATCTTGCTCGTTTACTCATATAGTCATAAGAACCATCTTGTTTTTTACTTGAAATTGAATAAGTAAAGTTATAAGTTCCATCTTCTTTATTATTTTTCCAAATCTTAACTCTATCAGATGTAATATTAATCATTAAAATCATCCTCTCCTAATAATACATTTTCTTCTAATCTTTTTTTATCTCTTCTAAACTTTTCTACTGCTTGTTTTATTTCTTCAACCCAGTCTTGAAAATCGTTTATATCTATGTCGTATATATTTAATCTTTCAGGTTTAAAATCTTTAACCCATTGTTCAGGAGTTTTATTTAAAAACTCTTTATCTCTTTCATACACATTTAATTTACCTTTTTTATATTTATATTTCATCATATAAAATAGTAATTGTACTAAGTAGTATTTATATGTACGAACTCTTTTATGAATTTTACTTGTTGTTTTTATTTCAATTATTTCTTTAATAATCTTATCGACTCCGTCTACGTGGCAACGTATATCGTCATCTATTTTTTTATCTTCAATGTAATTTGTTTTATATTCTTTATTGATATAATTTCTTATAACTTCTTCCATTACATTTCCGTATTCTATGTATGGATTATCTATGTGTTCAGGCTCTTCAATACCAACTTTTTCTTTTAATAATTGATAATATGTTTTGAAGGGAGATATACCCATAATAATAGGTATATCAGAACCACCTATATAAAGATTTCTATCTTCTTCTACTGACTTTTGCATTATTCACCAACTTTTAAATTAGTTAATGCTTTTTTATAATCTTCTTCAGTAGAATCTTTGCTTAGTCCATAAGATTCACTTATTTCTTTTAAGTCTAGTTTTTTATCTTTACAATAAGCGATTAATTGTTCCCTATAAGTGATTTGTTTAGCATAGCCTTTTTCTGGACTACCTTCTGCGTCAGGATCTTCTCCAGTTGTTATCTTATATGCTTTCATTAATGCGTATTTATCAGCGTAAGTCATAGCTTTTCCAGGAGCTTTATCTCCAGTATCTAAACCATCGCCATAACTTTTAATATCAACATATTCTTCAGGTTTTTCCATATTTACAAATCTATAAGTTCTTTCTAATCTCATAAATAAAGTATTACTCTTACCATAATCGTTTTCTTTTACTAAGATATCTCTATCAATAATTGCACTATCTACTGGATAAGAGTAAACTTTATATTTTTCTTCTAAAGGTTTAACTGCGTCAAGTACATCTTTTTCTTGTACTGCTTTATAACTCTTACCTTTACCCATATCTACGTTTAAATTTTTTGCTACTGTCTTTAATTCGTTTGTAATAGCACTTAACTTTTCATATATATTCATTATTCTTCTCCTCTTTCCCAATCTCTTTCTCTCATAGCATCCATTACCTCATCACAAGTTGCCCACTCTTTACTTATTGTTTCAAAATCAGTAACGTCTATATCGGTTATTTCTAAATTATCTAAATAATCTTCAATGTTTTCTTCTATTATTTCTTCGATACGATCTTCATTAGGAAATGTATCGTCAAATCTTGCTTTGATATATATATATCCTCCAGCTTTAATCATATAAAATCCTCCATATCTCCTATATCGTCTATAGTTAAGTTTTCAGCATTTTTAATACTTTCTTCTAGTAAATCTCTAAGTAGTCTATCTTGCATTTCTAATACTGTATTCATCATATTAATTTTTATTAAGTACCAAATATTCATAATTCCAAAGAATATAACTATAATCCATAAAATTAAATTAACCATCTTAGTCCTCTAATTTATATAAAACATATCTTCTTCCACTATCAGATGTTTTCCAAGTAGAAGAAATTTTATATCCTTCTTTTCTTAATTCCATAATAGGATGTCTATACTCCATAATGTTTAAATCTAACATAGCAACCAACCCACTTATTTGTTTATGTTGTAATAAATAATTTAATATTCTTTCCTTTGAACTTTTCATATATCCTCCTTTAATTAAAAATTTCAAATTCTTTTTCTAATTCAGCTAACTCTGAATCTTCAAGCATTTCCATTTCGATGTCTTTATCAATCCACTCAGGAATCTCTTTTTCTTTTTTCTTTTTATAAGTCCCATTAGTTATAACGCTACTAAAGTAATTAAAAGTTTTAACATTGTTATCACAAGATATATCTATAGCTTCTTTAACTTTGTCTTTACCATATTTGTCAATGTAAGAATTAAGCCTTTCAAATTGAGATGGTGATAAGCTTCCAATGTTGTTTTGAAAATAGTCAAATAAAGATTCTTCTTCTTTATATATTTCTTCTTCTATACTTGTATTATTATCTTGTATTATTATGTTTGACTTTTTTGTCAATAGGGTATTGATTTTTTTGTCAATAGGTATTGATTTTATAGTCAATAGCCTAGTGTTGTCTTTTTGGTAGCTAACTTCTAAATAATCATTGTCAATTAAACTATTAATCCATCTACTTATTGTTGCTGTATCTACGTTGTATAATTCAGCAAAATATCTATTAGTTGCAAAACAATAACCGTTTTTATTTGCTAATGCTGTTATTTCTCCATATAGTAATTTCTCATTAGCTTTTAATTCGTTGTCGTATCTGATATTTGCAGGTATTATTGCATAATAGTTCGGTTTTTCTTCCATAATCCTCCATTTCTAACAAATTAAAAAGGTCTTGAACCAAGTCAAGACCTTAAATAAAACTTACAATTTCTTAAAATATATATTATGTTAACTTGTAAGAATTTATAAAGTCCCATTGACTTGTGTATCTTTCTAACTTGTACCTTCATAATAATATATTTTTTTTCCAGAATCAATACTTTTTTTAAAATTTAAAAAACTTTACACATAAAAAGTAAACAACTAATAATTCAATAACTATTTTTAAGAAATTACTAAGATTTATATTAAATAAAAAGTTTTTCAGATCGTTCTTTTTATTAAACTTATTCATTAATCTAATATATTTATCGTAAGTATAACTTTTACCACTATAGATATAATTTATTTCTTTTACTACCCATCCATAAGAGGTTTTATCTCCTATGCTATATACTGGTCTATTTTTTACTTTACGATGAAGTATACTATTATCTCCTTTTTCATAAACTATTTCATATCCATTTATCACACTACCCCTCCTTTCAAATTAGTAGAGTATATATCACTATATTTATTTTGTCAAAAAAGTATGTTATAATTATATTGAAATTAGACTTTATTTTATTCCTGACTTATAATTTATCTAGAAGATATAAAACGTGTCTAATTTTACCTTTAAAATGTGTTTAGGAGGTATATATGAGTAAAGTATCTACATTAGAAAGAAATAGATATTCGATTTTAACAAACGATATGGATAAATGTATAGTTTGTAATCAACCTAGACAAGATATTAATGAGATTTTTATGGGTAGGAATAGACAAAACTCTATGAGGTATGGATTATGTATTCCTATGTGTAGAAAATGCCACGAAAAATATCATAAAGATCGTAATATGCAATTATATTTTATGGGAAAAGCGTATAATGGATTTATACAACTCTACTCTATTAAAGAGTTTAAAGATACATTTGGATATATAAAAGGACTAGATTTATTCTAGTCTTTTATTATCCATAAATATTCAGCCTGTCTTCTTCTACAATCAAAACTATCATAAATAACACCATATACAGAACAAGTTATATGCCCTCTCATTGTTATAAGACAAATTTTGTCGCTATATTCGTTTGCTACTTGGCCAACTGTTCCATATACATCTATTCTCTGATAATTATTATTAAGATATTCTCTTATAAAATATTTATCATCCATCATAGTTCCTTTTTCTTGTGCTAAATTACTTAATTTATCGTATGTTTCATCCCAAGTATTACCTTCAGCTAGACTTATAGCTCTTATTGTACAATCATTTACAAAATTGCCTAATACATTAGCATTATAATATCTATACATTACATTTGTGCTATTCTTTGAGCTGTTTGTCTAATCATATCTACTTCTTCTTGACTTTGAGCGTCTTCTCTTAACATACGAGCGAAATCTTCCATTGATTCTAACATATATTTAAGACTTCTTTTTGTATCTTCATTATGTCCGTATCTTTCTCTACCATATTCATATCTACCATAGTCATTATACATACGGTCTAAATGGTCATATCCACGATATTTCATATCTCTACCTCTTCTACCATATTCTTCACCATAACTATTGAATCCAGGTCTTCTGCCATAATCATTATAATCATTATATCTCATACACTCATCCTCCTTTGCCATATGTCTTATTTTTGCTAGTTTATAGATGTATTCTATACTATTTCCATCTATATGATCTATTACTTCTTCTAATTTTTTATCAGTAATATTAATTAGTTTTTCTTCCACTTATATCACTCCTTTCTTTAAGGATTTTAAGAATTTCGTTTTGCTGTTCTAATAGTTTATCAAAGTATTCGCTATCTTGTTTTTGCAATTCTCTCATAAGGTCATAATTATTATAATCTTTAAACAATATCTCTAAACTTAGAGCTTGTAATAATAACGAGAGACTATCTACTGTATTACGCATATCTTCTTATTGATATTTGAGCATTTTTTACAATAGGTATTTCAGTATCAGTTGAAGTCTCATCAAATACTATAGCTGGAACACTTTGAACTGTTATAGAAGCGTTTCCTCTACCACATACTCTTATATATTTAGTAGTTGCTATATTATGATAATCACCTACTGCAGTAATTACTTCATCCATTTCAGTTCCGTTCATTTTAACACCATCTACATATATAGCGAATCCTACTATACCAGCAGTAGCACTTGTTACATTAGCACTAAAGTTAATTTCGTAGATCCCACCACCTAATAAATTAAATGTAGCAGAACCTTCATTATGATTTAACCATCCATTAAAACAATTTGCACTACCAGTTCTTAGGTCAGTATCTGCAAAAGTTATTGGTGATGTATTTGTAGTTAATATTAATTCTTGTTCTTGTAAACTTTGTATCATATATACTCTCCTTTCATTTAAAAAGAGATAGGGCTTGCCTATCTCATATTAGCAAGTCTCTTTTCGAGTCGTCTATTGACGCTATGCTATACTATTGTGTTTCCATACCAGTTTGAACCATAGAACCCATTATATATTGATTGATAAGGGCTTGATACTACATAACTAGGTACTGGGTATGGTCTTACTTGATTTACTACACTTTGATTTGAAATAACATTTTCAGCAGTTTGTAATCTGTCTCTTAGGTCTTGAATAGTGTTTTGAGTGATTAATGCTCTAGTTTGTTCACCGTCTTCACGTATTAAAGACTTGATTTCGCAACAACAACTATCTACGTGAGCTTGATTTTGTAATGCTTGAGTTAATAAGTTAGTATTTAACTCATTAGTTTGTGTAAGTATATCTCTTTGAGTGTTACAAGCACTTAATTGTTGAGCATATCTGTTTTCTAATACTTCACTTCTTAAATTGCAGATGTTTGTAGCAGTATTAGTAAATCCATTAGCTACTTCAGTTCCTAATTGAGATATATCTCTTTGAGTAAACTCACTTGAAACAAAATCAGTTGTAGCAACATTATTGCCACCACCCCAGCCGAAACCATTATTACCACCAAATAATAAAGCAATTAAAACGATAGCCCAGATTCCTTCTCCACCGAAGAAGCCGTTTCCGTAATTACCATTTGTAGCTAAATCAACTGTTGGCATAATTCCATTACTGTTCATTTGGACACTCCTTTCTATATATCAACACTATTTAGTGTTAATACCATATTGGCTTAATTGTTCGTTAGTTATACCAAAACCATTTGCATATTTAATAAAATTATTCATTTGCTCTGGTGAATAACTGTTTGTTATTTGATTTAATATATCTTGTGGATTATTATTTTTCATCATTTGTTCAACTTTATTGAACACTTGTGGGTTCTTCATTTTTATTTGATTTAATAGTATTTGAGTCATATTCATTATTACCAGCCTCCAATTCTTTTATTTTTGCTTCTAACATTTCTATTTTTATATCTTTTTCATCTTTTTCTATCATTTCAGTTAATTCATAAGTTTTAATAGTCCCATTTTGAGATTTTATCCATAAAACACTCATATCTTTACTAAAGAACGGTGTATCAATAAAAACCATTTCTTTATTAACGTCATCAACGTTATTAACGTACTTCATAGCACCTGGTGGATTAAATTGAAAATTTTGCATTATCGGAGCTTGAGGTAATTGGGTCTTCATCCTCTCGAGATTTGCTATTTCATTATTAATCATATCTAGTCTTTGATTATACATATATACCTCCTAAAAACACGAAAAGAGAGATTTCAACTATTGTTTTAAAATAATCTTTTCTCTCCTTTCAAATAAATTATTGCATAAAAAAAGAAGACAAAACCATAAAGATTTTGCCTTCATATTGTAAACAAATCGTACGATTGTAATATAGAGGAATTACCTTCCTTTCTTTTTGTACGATCTATTTAACTCGTAATCATAGTTATCAAAATATATTGATTTAGTTTCTAATGGATAGTTATTTACTATATCATAGACTACTAATAAATATTTATAATAACCGTCTTCTCTCGCTATTTGTTCAAGTTCTTGCACTTGTTCAATAGTTTTACATAAAACTGTCTTTACATTTTTATAAGTGTAATCAGGATATAGATATACTCTATATTCCATATTAGAAGTCCCAAGTTGCTTGAGTAGAACCGTCATTGTTGCATATTACTATCCAGCCTTGAGATATTTTACCCCATACTCTTCCGTTAGTATTATCAGTCCATACTTCTTGTACATCAACAACAGTACCTTTTTTAGCAACTTTTCCTGTCTTGTTATTTGATAAGTCGTGTGATTTTCTAATTTGTTTATTTACTAAAACAAGGAATTTAGCAGGTTCGTATTCCTTAATTTCTTTAGTAGGATAAATAAATCCTTGAAATGAATAACCTGCTTTTGCGTAATTTTTGTTATGATGTGTTATATAAAATCTTTTACCACCATATGCAGATTGTGCTACATCTATTGAACCATTAGGATATATTTTAATTACTATACCGACGTGTCCTGCACCGTCTTTAGCATATCTAACTTTACCTTTAGCCCACACTATTACAGCTCCAAGTTTTGCAATACGCCCTTCTTTATATTTAGTATTATCTACTATCCAACTTTCAGCGTTGCAAGTAGGTACATCAAATGTTTTTTTACCTTCCTGTTGAACGAAGGCCCCTCCTGCGTAGCCTGTACAATTAGGTAGTGTACTACCGTTCTTGATATTGATTTCAGTTGAATAACCTCCTTTAGCTTTTGTAATAAAATACTTATTACTTGTGCTAGGAGCAGTTTTTCTTACCATTGTCATATTATTACCTCCTACTTATTTAATTCGTTTTTTGTAAATTGTGTTCCAAAATAAAACGATATAATAACTGTAAAAATTGTTAAAAATTGTTCTCCACTTATTTTACCTGTAACAGATAAAAAAGAAAAAACACCAGTTAATGTTAATGTAACTAAACTTTTAACGTCAACTAATTTAGCTATTTTTTCTTTCACACGTACACCTCCTAACTATAAAACTCTTAAAATTTTCTTCTTTATGTAATGAATACGTTTATCTAAAGTTGATTCACTAATATTTAATTTCATAGCTATTTGAGTGCGTGAGTAATTTTTAATAAGTAATTCTAATATTAAAGCCATTTCTTCATTAAACATACATTTTTCAACAAGATACTCATATTCGTCTTTTGTAAAATTAAATTTACTCATTTACTTATAAAAGCTCCACATTTAGAACAATGGTCTTTACCATTTTTATCTTTTACTATTTTAGCGTTAGATTTTGATTTAAGTATCTTTTGAGTTCTGATTCTTTTTAAAAGTACGTTCCCCATAAAATTCACCTACCGATTCCGATATTAGATTTATCTATGTTGTCTACGTTATCAATATCTATTGTATCTGTTGTTGTTATTGTTCCTATATCACTTAATATATTTATATATTTATAAGTAATAAACCCTGAATAGCCAATTAATAAAATTATAATTATAAATAAAATTGTTATTGTGCGTTTAAACTGCTCTTTAGCAAAAGAAATCATCTCAGTTGCAAAGTTTTCATTTTCCATTAGTTTTGTTCCTTCCTTTACTATTTTCTAATAATGTAATTCTTATTTCGTGTAGTTTAAGGACATCTTCGTGTTCTTTTAATGTTATACCGTTATCTCCTACTATTTTGTTTAAATTCTCAATACTATCGTTTAATTTAGTAATACTGGTATTTAATTTAATTATAGGAGATATTATTGCTATTAATGTAGCCACAAAACTACATAAAACTACTATACTTATTGTATCCATATTATCTACCTCCTAATCTGTTGTTTTTGTGTATTCTATTACTAAATATATTTTCATATTGCTTAATGGATTATCACTACCTGTATTTATTTTAAAACCTGAACTTGTAAAACTAGATATATTCCAAGAATATTGCATACCACTAATATTTGCCCACATAGAATTAGGCAATGGATATATAGCATTATTAGTTGTTTTTGCACTACCATAAACATTAACAATATTATCTAAATTAGGCAATGAAAATGACACATCAGCTGTTGTACTAGCATTTTGTGAATAACTGCTATTGTAATATACTTTTCTATATATATGTTTGCCATCTATCCATAATTTACCTGTATCTATTTCAGTTTGTGCATATATTCTATTACCATTAAATCTATCATCTATATTTTTACAAGAATATGTATCAGTTGTAGAATTGTTTATTTCATTTACTACACTTGCCATACTAGGTGTTGTTTCACTTGTTTTTTGTATTCTCATAATTAACCTCCTATTTATAACCTATTATGTGAGATGGTATAATTGCGTCATTATTTTGCCCACCTTGATAATAACCACTGTGTATATATAATGTACTACTTGATATGTCTATTTGCCTTGTTAAGTTTCCACCACTTTCACTTATATTTAATGTATCACCATTGTTTACTGTTGCAGTTTTTAAATCAGTTCTATGATTATCTAAAAAATAATAAACTTTAAATGATTTATAATCTCCAAAAGACACATTTGCAGTTGTGCTTGGGAATGGATTACCCAAAGTATTTACCCATACTACTTCCCCTATATCATTATTTACTACTTCCCAACCTGTTGGAATATCACTTGATTGTCCATCATAATCTACTATTGTACCAACAGGCATACTATCTAATGCTTTTATATTTATATCTACCCATTGTCCATTGTATTTATATTTCATATTCTATTCCTCCTATTTATATCCTATTACATATAAAGGTACACATATGCTATTATTTGTTGTTCTATTACCTCCTGCTACTTGTGTATTACCATCTTCCAATGTTAATGATGTATTAGAACTTGCAGTAATAACTCTTTGTCCTATTCCTATTCCACTCATACTTGTATAACCATAGAACATTCTTATTCTTTTTCCAAATGGAATTCTACCTGTAATTGCAGTTTCATTTGTTTCTGATAAATTAGTAGCATATATTACTTCAAAAAAATCACAATTATTTGTTGCTAAATTAATTGAATTGCTTGTAAATGCACTTGTTGGACTTTGATTTTCCCATAATACAGTACCACCATAATGTTCGTTTGAATAGGCTTCACTATAACCTTTATCAGTTGCTACTCCATAAGTATTTGAAATATATGCACCAGTTCCTGAAGGTACATCATTAGGATTTATCCATAAATCTTCATCACCAGTAGGTTGAGTTGTACTTACACTTACTTCTTCAGTAGTGAATCCACTATCATTTGTTAAATCACTTGTTTTAGTAGGTATAGAAGGTTTATTAGATAAATCGTTGTAACTACCACTAAATGATGATGTACCAGCACCTATATTTGTTCTAGCATTTGCTTGTTCAGTAGAACTTAAACCTTGATTTGCTTCAGTAGACACTGCTTTAAAGTTTCCTACATTACCCAAACCTACATCTGATTTAGATACATTATGAGGATTTCCACTTGTTAATTGTGAGTGGTCATAAGCAGTTTTACCTCTATCTCCTCTATATGCAGTAGAACTTGTTTCTCCTAATGCTAGACTTGAACTTATTTCAGCAAAACCAGAACCAGTCCATCTATATGATTTATTTGTATCTACACTAATATATATTTTCCCAGTTTCTCCTGGTATTTCAGTAGTATAAGTAGATTCTTTATAGAATTTACCATCAGCTACTTTATAATAACCTTCAATTACATCATCAACATAAGAAGGTAGTTGAGAACTAGGAACTTTACCATTTGCATCTAGTTCTGCCACACCACTAGCAGTTCCTATTGAAGTTGTTGGTATAGCACCTACATCGCTAGCAGTAGTAGGGACAGTTATATTTATATCTACATTTGAACTAGCATTTGCAGTAAATGTGCCTACGCTTGTATTATTTTTCTTTATTGTTAAAGTTGCATCATTAACTGTTGGTATTGTTGGAGTATTTAATAAATCACTATATTCTCCAGAAGTCGCTACACTAGCTAAATCTGAGTATTCAACTTTATTTCCTAATGCAGAACCTAAATCTTCTTGGTCTGCTAAAGTACCAGTAATATTGCCCCACTCAGCACTTGTTTGTGTGTTGGAAATAACATTACCAGCAGATATTGATATACCAGTTCCAGCAGTATATGTTGTATCAGTAAATACAGCATCAGAAGGAACATCGCAATTTACATAATATCCATTTACTTTTTCAGCATTATCTACAATACCATCATTATCAGTATCATAGACTGATTTATTCATATCTCCATCGCCATCTTGTATTTCGGTTTCGTGAGGTCCAGTTGCATCAGTTATTGTTAAGATAGTAGTTTTACCTATCTTTTGCATATTTACTACTGGACTAAAACCAGGATCACCTTTATCTCCCTTATCACCTTTAGGGCCGATAGGAAGAAGAGTACCTTCTATTGAGATATAATCATTAATATCACCATTAATGCTTACTACATCTATATTTCCATCTATCATTGTGCATCACCAGCCTCTGGGTTAAGGATAAATTCTTTAGGTCCGTTATCGTCATAACCTATAATAGTTTGAATTTCATTATTAAGAGTTAATACTGATATTTCATACCAATATGTAACTGGCTTATTAATAATTTCTCCAATTTTACTTTCTTCAGAAGATATAGGAATATATACATAATATCCATCCTCTGCAACAGTAATTGTTTTTTCAAATACAACATTGTCTTCGTTTTTTCTTTCAGTAATAGCAAGTTTTACTTTCTCGCCAGTATTGAATTCATAAGAAGTTCCTGAAGTGTCCTTTGCACTTATTTTAAATGTTGTAGAATCACCTCTATTAATTTGTATTTGTTTAGTAAATGTGTCAAACTTTATCATTAAGCATCTCTCCCTTCTTTAAGATTTTTGACTTCTTCTTTTAACTCTTCTATTTCATTTTGTAATGCTTTAATAGTTATAAATAAACCTTTAATGTAAGCGTCTCTTTCCCACTCTTTTATATCTAAACTTTGATATTTATTCATATCTTCATCAGAATAAGATTGAGTAACAACTTCATTATTTTTTAAATATAACTTTGTATCGTAATTTCTAAAATACTTAGAAAGAGTTTTTGTATCTTCTATTTCATCGATTATAAAACCATAATCACTAGGGTTATCTTTTATACCTTTATATTTATAATCGTAAGTATACATATTTATATCTTTTAAATCTTCATATACGTTTTTATAGTCGTTTTTAATATCTTTAAGATTTTTCTTAACATTTCTTGAAGATGGACCAGAACTTGACGTAGCAACGTTATTACTTGAACTATTACCACCAGCTCTAATCTTATTACTTGCATACATAACTAAATTATTACCTGAGTCAGTATGAACATCTATTTGTCCACCACTTGAACAGTTAATATAATGTTGCCCTATTTGTAGAACTCCTGCGTGCATATAAGCATCATAAAATTTAACACCTTCTATATTTGTACCGTTATTAGCACTTATATATAATGCACTGTTCCCTGATGTTGTTCTTATATACGCTTGTTCATTTCCAACATTTCCATAAGAGTCTGTAGTTCTAAATGAAATACCACCGTGTCCATAAGCCATATTAATTGCACTTACGTATGGGTGCATAGCATAGGACGGACCACATCTTAAAAACGCTTGTCCACGATCTGCTGTATCATAATGGTAGTTTATTTGCCCAGCACTTAATGAACCACCAGTAATATTAGATGCACTTAAATTTGTAATATTTACAACATTTCCATTAAGCGTTCCACTATTTACGTTGTTACCACTTACATTTTTTATTGTTATATTATTACCATTATTTAATATTCCACCGATTATCTTACTTGCACTTATACCATTAATTGAGTCTATATTTGCATCTTTGATAACTAATTGATTGTTTGATATTTGACAACCACCGATAGTTCCAGCAGTCGCATTTATTGTTCCACTTACATTTGCGTTAGAGGCATTTAAGTTATTACAAGTAACATTACCATTTTTATCCACTTTAAAATTAGTAGAATTAATAGCAATATTATCGCTTGTCATTTGAATAGTTTTACCAGCAAGACTAATCTTACCAGAGTTAATTTGAATTTGTTCTGGAGTCATATTAATTTTAGAAATTATTTCATTTCCATCAACTTTTTTACTGACTTCCATATTAATTGAATCTTCAAATATATCTAAACCAGCGTGAGATACGTATTCAGTTAAGTCCATATCTATAACCCAGTCAGTAGATGCGTAAGACTCACCTTCTTCTTTAGCGTTTACGCAATCATATACTTCACCTGTTTGCTTATCAATATAATAATCTCCAACATTATAAGGTGGAGTTGGAAGTACATCAAATATTTTATGTTTCATATCAGTAACTACTCTTAAAGCATTTACTGCTAAATTAATTGAGTTTGCTGATTGAGTTAATTCTACTTTGGTAGCATAATCTTCTACTATATCGTCTCTCAAATCTTGATTTAATCTAATTGCTGTTGAATCATCAGTATATTTAAGATCATTTATCCAATCAGTTGAGTGGAAAGTGCCTTCTTCATCCTCTGCTATAATACATCTATACATTTCATTGTTAGAAGTATTCCACCAAACATCACCAACATCGTATGGAGGTGTAGGTTGAACTACAAATACACGTCTTTTTTGGTCTGCTGTATCTTTAGCAGCTCTAGCTATTGATAAGGCTTGAGCAGCAGCGTCATCCCTTAATAAATTCCATTGATATACATTATTATCAATAATAAAACGATAAGCAGTACCAGCGTATGTATCGTAATATAAGTCTCCTAAATGGTCGTCTTTTAATTGTGTTGTAGTCCAGTTTACTGCTGGCTCATTATTTAATGTAGGAACACCCTCGTAGAACCAGCTAGTGATGTTACCATCTAGCTGGTCTTGGATGTCCTCAATATCTTTAGTAGTTTGTTCTACGAAATCAGTAAGAATACCATCAGTTTTAACTAAACCATTGTTTATTGCTGATATTCTTTTTCTATCAACTTTTAATCCATCTAAATCATATTTTCTAACTAAATCTTCATTAGTGATTGCTCTAAATGAATTATTCATATTTACCACCTCACATTACCGTTTGGATATACTTTAAATCCTTGCATAGATTTATATAATTCTAATTTTTGATCTGTGCTTAATTTAGAAACTCTTATTCTATTTGCTATATAACTCTTTTCAGCAGAAGAAAGAGTATATTCTCTGCCTAAAATCAACATCTTTTGTTCTAATGTTAATCTTGATTTAGTATTAAAGTAGTTATACATCTTTGCTTTCTTAGAATTAGCAATCGTTTCTCCGTTAGCATTTTTATTAGCAGTAAATTCTGTACTTAAATAATCTAAATAATCATTTATATTTACATTACTTTCTTTTAATACTTGATATAAATCGTATGTAGATTTACTTGTAGATGCTTCATATATAGCACTCTTAGATTTATCAGATATCTTGGTATCTCTAAGTTTCGCTTTCTTTTGATATGAAGTATCATCATCGTTTAATTTTATTTTATATAAGTAGTAATCTACTACTTTGCCACCTAAATTTTCTATTTCTTTTTCGTTTTGATAAGACTTATCATCGTAAGAAATATTATTCTTTTTAGCGTATGCTACTTTCATAGCATCTCTATCGTATGAATAAACTTTACTTATAACAGTTGCTTTTTCTGCATCTGATAAGTTTTTGTATTCTTCTGAACTAATTAAATCGTTTAGTTTTTGATAGTTTTCTTTACCTAATATTGCTTTATAGGCAGCATATTCTTCGTTAGTTAAGTTATAATCTTTATCATTATAAGTTAACTTTTTAGTAATATATGTTTTAGGTAGAACTTTAGATTCGCCTGTGCTATCATAAAGTCTTTCTATTTCTTTATCTAATTTAGTTTCTCTAACATTTTTAACTATTGCTGGAGAAGCAAAGTTTAGTGATGCCCTTACTAAAGGATCAGAATCTTGTTTTACTTCGTTGCCCCATACGTCAGTTTTAACTGGTAGACCTTTTCTGAAAATAATTGATTTTGATCTAAGTTGATTGACGAATTGGTCTACTGCTTTTTCTACTGTGTTAGTTTTAGTAGATGTTGTACTTCTTTCATATTCATCAGTTGTTCTTGCTAGTTTACCCCAAACAGACGGAACTATTTGACTAGCATAATTCTTTATAGTATTTACACCAACTTGTTCAAATGCTTTAGCATAATCTTGATTATATGTTCTTAAAGCACTTTGAATACCAGATAACATAGTCATTTCAGATACAGGGTTTAATGAACTTACACCAGCATCTAAAACACTCATAGCACTATCCATTAATGATAATCTTTCGTTTTCTGGGATATTTTCAAATCGTTGTTCTAATTGATTATTTATTTCTGCACCTACAAATAAAGGAACAGCAGTAGGAGAAAGCCAATCTAAAGATATTGTTTTATCTCCTAACACAATAGAATAAGGTTGAACACCTTTATCTTCATCATAACTTTCTTCATCATCAGATGTAGTTCTTAACCAACCTGCTTTAGCTAAAGCATAACCTAATAAAGCAATACCAGTACCAGTTAATCCTTTAGCAAGATTATCTATAAATTGATTTGCTGTTATTTTACCGTTATACAACTTATAACTATCTACAGTTAAAGCTTTTAATAAACCAGCAGGGTTATATTCTAATGATGTTTTAGCAACATTTAAAGGAGTTTTCTTAAATGGTATTAAACCACCTATTGTTACCTTAGTTAACATATTTTGATTTTCTAATGTATTTAATAGTGTTGCTACTGAGTTATCTTGATGAAAAGTTGCTTGTTTAGCAGAGTCAATTGCGTATTCTCTCGCTCTTGCTAATTGTTCATCACTAATGTTTTTTAAATCTATATTATTAGCGTATAGATATTGTGCTAGTGATTTTTTATAAGCACCTTCTAAACCACCAAGTTTAATTTCAAATTTACCTACTTTTAATTTACCAACATCTTCTGCTTCAAGCGTTCTATTTACAGTATCAATCAAACCTTTTTTAACAATCTTTTCAGCTAAATTATTTTTAAACATACGTTGATTTTGTAGTATTTCATTTTTAGCATTTATATATTTGTTTCCTGATAATCTATTAGATACATTAGGAAGATCGTTTTCAGCAAATTGTTTATATTCTTTAGGAGTAAGTTTTAATGTATTAGTTCTTTCTCCTTCTTTACCAGTTACACCATAGTAAATATCTTCTATTCCACCACGTATTTTATTTTTAACGTTTTGGATTCCACCCATAGATAAGTTACCTACAATATTTCTTATATGAGTTGATGGAGAAGATAACATAGCAAAATATCTCCAAGTATCGAATTTATCCATAGCACTCATAGGGACTTGTTCTCCTAATTCTTTTAATACAGAATCTATATTATCTTCGATTGTATTTTCATTTGATTCTAATATCTTTTGTTGCATTTCAGGAGTAAATTCAAATTGATATAATTTCTTTTTCTTATTATGAGATTTTTCGTATGCTTCTTTTAAACCTTTATTTAATCTATCTACTGAACGTTGTATCCATAATGCTCTACCAGCAGGAGATTGTCTATTAATTAAACTCATAGCTTGTACTGCTCTACCTACATTAGTACCTGCCATAGCAGTTAATTGAATTGCTTCTTGAAGATTTTCCTTTTCTCCTGTTTTTGAAAAATATTCTATTAATCTATTACCAATAGCAATATCATCAACATTATTTCTAGTGCTTTCAGTATTAGAACGTAAAGTTTTTAAACTTTCTTCAATTCCATATTTATTAATAAATTCATCGGCTCTTTGTAATTCTTTAGCATTAGAGTCTGGTATATAAGTATCAGTACCAATTAATTCTTTTGCTACTTGTTTAGCCTCTTTAGTTTGTGTAGAACTCTTTATAATAGATTCATACGCTTTTCTTTGTTTAGTATCTTCTTGTTTAGGTTCTGTTTTTGTTTCTTGTTTTGTTTCTACTTTAGGTTGTTCTTTTGCTAATACTTCTTTATCGTATGCTTTTGAACGTTCTAAGTATTGTTTAAGAGTTCCTGATTCTTCTTCAATAATAGGATTTATATCTACTTTAATATCATCAAACATTAAAGGATTTTCTGAATCGTTAATAGAATTAAATAAATAGTCTTCTCTTAAATTATCTCCTTTAAGTTCAACTACTACATCTAAATCACTATTTAATTTAGCATCTCCTCTATTTCTAGAACCTATAATTTCTAAACCTTTAACATCTGCATCTATTCCCATATCTTTAAGTTTTTCTTCAACATAATTAGATACAGTTTTCTTTATTTCTTCTCTATCGTAATTTTCTAAACCTTGTATTTTATTATCAACTTTTTCTAATTGATTTTTAATTTGTTTTTCTTCTTGTTGAGTTATATTATTTTCAATTTCTTGTGTAGTAGATACGTTTAATTGTTGTCCTAAGTTTCTCAAGAATTCAGCGTCCTTAGTATTTCTATTTTGAGATATATTATTAACAATATCTTCTACATTTGTTTTTAAATCATTTAATAATTCTGTATGTTCTTCAGTAACTTTTTTTAATTCTTCTTGATCTTCGAATAAATTATTTAAAGTTCTTGCTACAATTTCATTATCTACATCTTCTTCAGTAAATTCTCCACTATTGATTAATTCTTGTTTTAAGGTATCATATAGACCATTTTGTTTAGTATAGTCTAATAATACTTGCTTACTATCATTTGTTAGTAAATTGTTGCCTAAACCTTTTAATAAGGCTGTTTTAATAGGCATATCAGTCATAGCAGGGTTCATTACTATTCTATCGCCTTCAATAGATGTTAATGTATTAAGATAAGGATCAAATTCAATTTCTAATCCTGTATCTCTCATTAATTGAGATGTATCATTAATTAAATCGTTATATAATTTTCTATCGTCATTATTTAATCCAGGATAATATTGTACTGAATTATCTCTAAATTGATTAATATATTGATTTCTATTTAATATTTTTTGTGCTTGTTGTCCTCTTATTTCACTTATTTGTTTATTAGTAACTTTTTTACCAGCATCTTGCATATTCTTAACTTGTTTTTCAGTTAATTTATCAACTTGTCTTTGTTCTCCAGCAGTTAAACCTGAAATAAAATCTCTATTTTCTTTAGTAGTTTGAATTAAACCACGTTTTCCGAAAGATTGAGATACACCTGAAGAAACCATACCAGCAATAAATTGGTCTAATAATTTTTCGTCTTTGATTATAGCACCTAAATCTCTATCTTTTTGATATGTTAAGTATTTACCATAACCTTGTAACATACCAGATACAACTTCTTCTAAACCTTCAGCACCTGATTTAATAGCATATTCAGACAAATTCTTAGCAAGTCTACTCTTAAATTTGCTAGAAATAGTTTTCGCTAACATATCATCAGCACTAGATAAACCTTTTCCAACACCTATTGCGTTGAAACCTTTACCTAAACCACCAAAGATCATTTCTGAACCAGCTTCAGCAGCACCAGAAATCAAACCATATTTTAATGCTTCTTCATCAGTAGCACCATTTTGATATGCTTCACCCATACCAGAACCCATTGAGCTAGCAAATATTTCGCCTGTAGTTAAAGCAGTAGTTGCTTTAGTTCCTAAACCAGCAGCACCACCTAAACCAGCAGTAGAAGTAATTGTTAATACAGTACCAATAGCATTTTCAATATTATCTAAACTATCACCAGACAATGAATACTTATCAATACCAGTATTCTTTTTAATCCAGTTAATTGTTTCTCCAACAGCATTTTCAGAAGCTTGTTGTCTTCTTTTATTTGCAGCATCTTTATATCCTAACGCATCTTGTATACCAGCAATACCATAGTTAGCAAGGTCGCCTATACCTTCTCCCATACCCATAATAGCACCAGTAACGTTAAGACCTACATCGCCAGCAGTACCTAATATAGTTTTAGTAACATCACCAAATTGATATCCATCGCTAAAACCACCAGCATTAAATAAATTTCTAAAAAAACCTTCCTTTTTTTGAGGTTGTTCTTCTTGTTGAGGTTGTTGTTCTTCTTGAGGTTTTGTTTGTTGTCTATAGCTATAATGATTATTTTGAATAGCGTCAAATCCGTTATCGAATTGTTTATATTGTTTTCCATTGTATTTACCACTCAAAATTGAATCAAAATTATTTTTCTTTTTAGCCATAACAAACCTCCTTTCTATGCGTAAATTCCGTATGAATTATAAATCTTTTCTGCGTCTTCTGCTGAAAGTTTCTTTTCTTTTACAGCATTCCCCAATACATTATCTAAATCTTTCTTTTGATATGAGTGTTTGTTAAAATTATTTAAATACCATAACATACCACTTGATGAAAGACCTTTTCCATTACCATAAGATTCAACACTTACAGGGCTGTATGCTTGATAATATTCAGTAGTATCATAATCTTCACTATTTAATCCTGAACCATCACCATATAAATTGTAATTATTGTATTGCTTTTCATAATTGAATTTTTGTTTAGATAAATTGTATTCAGCTTGCCATTGTCTTGCGGCTTCAGCTTGTTGTTGTTCTTTTAATATTTGAGAGTAAACAGTATTGTATTGATCCATATAAGCATTTTTAATATTTTGACTATTGCTTAATTGTTGTTGTTTTAAGCTTGAAACATTGTTGTAATAATCTTGAGCGTTTTGTAATTCTAATGCTAACTTATTTAAAGCATTTTGACCTTGTTGTAAATCTCTATCTTGTTTTGCTTGGTCAAATTGTAAATTATAGTTAGTAATAGCATCATTTAATGCAGTATTCGCTCTAGCCATACGGTCATTTAAAGAAGTTAAAGCACCTAATTTTTCAGTAGCACTTACTCCTGAATTAGCAAGTCCTCTATTAAGGTTATCAGTAGCAGTAGAACTATATGGGTTTGTATATGCCATATATGTATTTAATGCTTTTCTACCTTCAACATCTTTAGCCTTTTGTGCTTCTTCCTTTTGTTTATCTATTTGTTGTTTTGTTCTTTCTAGATTAACGTCTGCTTGTTGATTTTGATATGCTTCTTGTTGAGCTAAATATCTGTTTTGAGCATCTCTTACCTCACTAGCATTATTAATTAATCCTTCATAAAGCGAATTGTTCTCTGCTAATGCTTTTTCTCTTTCGTTATATACGTTGTTTACTCTGTTTTGTTCTTCTGAATTTAATGTCATCGCCATTTAAATCACCTCTTTACATATCCTGCAATAAACCCTTGTATTGTCATATTAAACAAACCAAAAGGTTTATCAGAACTTATTTTAAATTGAATTT